CTGCTGCAGTCGCGTTCACTTCGTCGTCACCCACGAAATACATCGGGCAGCCCAGGATAATTTCGACGGTTACCAGCTCACACCAAGGCCACATTTGGCTTTCAGCGATCTGTGAGGGCTCACTGGAGGCCAGAGTGATCAGCTTCTGCAAGCGCTCGTAGCCAATCATGCTGCGCCAGGAGGTGTTGGCTGCGCGTTTACCGCGGCCCTTGCTAAGCGGAAAGCGACAACGCGCCCTGCACTGGCGGGCTGCTCACGTGGTTTGAAACGGAAGTGGTTAGCGCCGGCCAGCTGTGAGTCACAACCCAGAGAGTTAGCAAACTGGATGATCGACATAATGGGCGTGGTGTCTGGAAGTTCTAGAATGATTTTTGCCATGGTGATTCTCCTTGCTTATGCGAATTGAGAGCTGATTTGGGTGCGACCAATACGGCTGGCGGTAACCGGTGGGCGTGATGGACTGACCGAGGAAGGCTTGCTGCGCAGCGCTGGTGCCATGGCGAAAACCATCAAGGCCCAGGTAAGCATGCGAGCGCGGAACAGGCCCGCCATCCAGCCCTGGCTAATCAGATCAACACGGCTGCTGGCGTGGAACTGATCTTTGGCTTCGTCGAGGTGCCATGAAACGGTGTCTGGCGAAATGCCCAGATTCCGGGCAATTTCTTTGGCGCTCATTCCGCGAGCGGCGAGCATGACGACCTCGCCACGGCGTGGCGGTAAAAGTGTGGTGTCCGCCAGCTCTACGATCATGCGTGGGTATGTTGGTTTAAGTTTGCGTCCCATGATTTGACTCCCTGATCAACGTTATGGGCAAAATATACGTCAACGTATATATACAGTCAATACGCGGGCGTATAATTATTTAAACCTTTTCGCGGACCTTCGCAAAATGCCTAGCATGCGAACCCTGAATTGGTACTGGTAACTGGGGAGTCATTCGGGGTGGTTACTCGAAGTACGTCTATAAAGTTTCTGTGAAAGGACTGATTAAGGCCTTGTGGACTCAAAAAGCCCGGAAGCTGGAGGTGGCAGAACTCCGGGGGTCGATGGTACTCTGACGTGAAAAAGGACAGTGGAGATTCCTATGGAGCAAGCGCCTCACCCTTCCGAAGCGAACAACATTTCAAATTGGCAGATACTGATCCTGTTTCTTTCGGTTTATGTAATTTCTGCATTAACGATCGACACTCTGGTCAAGCTGCCAAGCGACGTCTCATACATACTGAGAACTGTGGACACGGTCGTCTGCTTTATATTTCTGGGTGACTTCTTTTGGCGGCTGGCCTCCGCGCAAAATAAAGCGGCATACATGAAGTGGGGCTGGATCGATCTCATATCGAGCATTCCAACCTTGGACGCTCTGCGCTGGGCCCGCGCGGTCAGGGTGGTTAGGATTTTAAGGGTTCTCAGGGGCGTTAGGTCTGCCAAAACTCTAATTGAGCACTTGTTTCGGAATCGTGCAAAGGGCGCTTTTTTCAGCGTCGCCATGATTTCGTTTGTGCTGATAGTATTCGGCTCCATTGCCATTCTCCAGGTCGAGCCAGCTCTTTCTGGCTCCAATATAAAGAATGGAGCCGATGCTCTGTGGTGGGCTTTTGTAACAATAACGACAGTTGGTTATGGCGACTATTACCCAGTCTCAACGACCGGCAGGATCATCGCCGCTGTTCTTATGACTGCCGGGGTTGGACTTTTTGGTACATTCACCGCGTATGTAGCCAACCTCTTCCTCGAGCAGCCGGAAACGGAAACAGCCATCTATCAAGATCCGGTAATACAACTTGAGAAGCTCGGAGCGCTCAGACACCAGGGACACATCACTGATACCGAGTTTGACGGCGCAAAGCAGGTATTGCTCAAACGAATAGTGGAGCAGTCTCAGTGAGCCGGTCTCGACTTGCTCTCTTACGCAATGCATTGTTAACCCTGTTACTGGTTTCGTGCGCAGTCTCGGCCGGCGGCCAGGCGGTGAAAAAGTCAAAATCTGGCGTTTGCCATCCACCTGCCAGCTCCTACTACGAGCGAACCAAGTCCTATAAGGCATTTGAATCAGTTCCGGCGTGCCTGGCAGCCGGCGGCCGCTTACCAAAGGGCATGGGCAGCAACGCGCCATCAAGCACCTCAGCTCTGGCGGAAACGGGGTATTCCAGGGATAGGTTCGGTAGTGGCTGGGCAGATGTCGATGGTGACTGCCAGAACAGCCGCGCAGAGGCGCTGATTGAGCAATCGACTACACAGGTGCGGTTTGCGGACGAAAGGCGCTGTCGCGTCGTCACAGGCCGCTGGATTAGCCCATTCACCGGCAAGGTGATACAGAACGCCAGCGACATAGACATCGATCATGTGGTGCCACTGAAGTGGGCCTGGGATCATGGGGCCAGCAAATGGCCAAGGGATAAGCGGGGGCGATTCGCTAACGATCCCATAAATCTGTGGAGCGTAGAGCTAGGCCTGAACAGGCAGAAAGGTGCCAAAGGCCCCGAGGAATGGTTACCGCCAGCGGGTAAATGCGGCTATGTGAGCAGGTTTGTCAGGATAGTGAAGGTTTACGACCTAAAACCGCCGCAGGAGATTTTCTATACTTACAAGCAGCAGCTGGCGGATTATTGCGGATAAGAAAAAACCCCGCTCATTGGCGGGCTTTAGAGGATGGAGCCTCCGCAACCGCTTGGCTAAATACCAGCAACTATCTAATTTATCATAATTGTGCTAACGCAACACCGACCACCAGAACACCCGCCCAATAACCCGGATATTCTCTTCAACCACACGTGTTGCTGTGTAGTCCTCGGCTTCGTGCTCAATTGAGTTCTGGCTCACGATCTTGATGCCGCCACCTGGTCGGCGGTGCAGGTACTTCACACGAAGCATCCCGCCGTGTTCGATCGCGTAGATTTCGCCATCCCTGACGGTGGTATCGCCGGTATCAACGCCTACACAAGTGCCATCTGGCATGACGGGTTCCATGCTGTTGCCTCGCACGAAGGCGCAGGCGGCGTGTTCTTTCTGTACGCCTGCCCGTGACAACGTGGATTTGGCGAATCGCAGCTTGGCGCCGTGGTTCTCGATCACTTGAGTTTGGCCCGCCCCAGCCGCCAGCTCTACTTCCCTGAATAGCGGCAATTCAACCTCGTCGTCATCTAATGGGGTGTTGCTGTCCCAGACGTCCAGGCGGCCTACAAATTCAAGCTCGTCGGCTTGATCATTTTCCTTTTTTGCAGATTCAAGCCAAGACTGGTTTGGAGCGGAGCGTGGATCCATTTCTTGTACGTACGCTTCATCTTTCGCGCCAATGTCGTAATTCTCTATTGTTTCAAAGACGTGCGCCAAAGCATCCAGTGTTTCAGCTTTTGGGTTAGTGGTCTTGCTCTTGATAATTCTAGAAATTGTCGGCTGCGGCACACCCGAGAGCTGGGAGAGTCGATACTGAGTGATATTCAGTTTCGCCATCATATTTTTCAGCCAAAAAGCATATTTATCGTTCATACCATAATCATACGCGGGCGCATAACTCACTGGTAGATTCATTAGCGTATACCCGTTGCGTTAGTATATGCGTTGACGTATATTCCCAGATATGACCGCTACTACTTACGAAAAAATCAAAGAACTAGAGTCAACCGGCTTATCGGTCTCCGATATCAGCAGGCTTTCTGGTGTTCCTCAGCCAACTGTTTGGCGCATAGCCAACAGAAAGCACGCCAATCCTCTCGAGAATACTGTTCAAAAAATTGATCGCCTATATCGGCAGCACAATTTCGAAAAAGTCGTTATTCCGCTGCCTGATGGTGTTCATTAAACCGTTTTCAGTCACGAAAGGTACCGCCCTGAACGGTAGTGGCTATTTGTACAGTGTTTTGCACACCGCGCCTGGCCCGCGGCATTAATCGGCCAGCCCCCAGCTGTAGGTGGGTGTCATAGAGCAACTGGTATGGGAGCCGGAAGCGAATAACCGCAGCAGCAAAGCCCAAAGTGGCCCCCACGCAGAACAGCGCGTGACCTTACACAACCCGGGCCTCTGCCAACGGTACGCCCGGCTTATCCAACAGATACGAAGGTGATGGTAATGACAGAAGACCAGGTAACCGCACAGTTAGAGCACACGGCAGGCGTTCAAATTACGAGTGAAGAGGTGCGCTGGCGGATGGAGAAAACCCTGCAGTATGTAGCGGCTTCACACGAAACCCTGGATGTAGCTGCGGGGCAGATTGTTAAAGCACTGGATCGGCTTAGCGGCACTCCAGAAAGGCAGCAAAAAGAGACGGGTTCTTTGCCCAACGCGGAAGCATGGGTTGTGGAAGTCGCTGCAGAGCGAGACCGCTTTACCCTTCGCCGCTTAATTGATGGCAAAACTGTAGAGAGCTACCGCCCGGTTTCGCAGGCGACGGCTTCGGTTTGGCTAATGGCGATCATTCATGGTTTTCAACCACCACGCGCCCTTTATCGTTTCGATAAACAGACTGATTGAATTCAACCTGAACCACTTTATCCGCTCTGCGTTTTAGGCGATAGAAATCAAGTCCACAGAAGTCTAGGAGATCACTGTCGTTATGAACGCTGAGAAGTTTTTTGAACTCTCCGATGGTGATTCTCAGATCTTCTCTGTCGTGCTTGTCGGTCACTTGGGGCCTCCTTTTTCTGAGTTGGTTTGTGTAGCAACGGCAGCTTAGCAGAAGGCGGGCATCACCTTAACGAGATAACCGGATGAACTCACTGGGTGAGTGGAACGCCTACGTCGCAGCCGGTGTAGATCGGGACGAACGGAAGGCAAGGCTGGCGGAATGTCCAGAACAGTACAGAGAGAACGTGACACGTCACGTTAAGACAGTTTTTGAAATGCGCAGACGGAGCAGGCAATGCCAGAACTCAAAACGATAGAACTGCCCTTCCCGCCATCGGTGAACCACTACTGGCGCAGCACGGTTGTGAAGGGCCGGCCCAGAGTGCTCATCAGCAAGCCGGGGCGGCTCTACCGGTCAGAGGTTCGGGCAAAGGTTCTGGAGCTGCTGCGCTCGATGCCGGTGGCGCTCAGGGGCCGTGTTGCTCTGGACATTCAGGTCTTTCCACCTGACCGCCGCCAGCGTGACTTAGATAACCTTATCAAAGCAGTACAGGACAGCCTAACCCACGCCGGCGTTTGGCTGGATGACAGTCAGATAGACGTGCTGACGATTTCAAGACGAGATGTTACCGCTGGCGGACATGTGCTGGTGACGATCAAAGAACTGGCGGAAGCCTAAAACGAGAAAACCCGCCTCAAACGCTGGTGGAACAGCTCGGCGGGTCATCAAATAACGGAGTAAGTATGAACGATTTAACCGTAACTGTGAATAGCGCTGCTCTAACTATGAGTAGTCGTGACATTGCTCGGCTGTGCGAGAAGGAGCATCGCAACGTGATGGCCGACATCCGCACCATGTACGAAGCGCTCAATATTCACTCAGCTGAATTTTCAGCTCAGTACAAAGACAGCACCGGCCGCACTCTACCGTGCTTCAACCTCCCCCGCCGAGAGTGCGACATTCTGATTGCTGGCTACAACATCCGGTACCGCGCTGCCATTGTCGACCGTTGGCGTGAGCTGGAATCAAACGCACCCGCCCTGCCCGATTTCAGCAACCCCGCCATTGCTGCTCGTGCCTGGGCTGACGAGATGGAGCGCAAGCAGGTAGCACTATCTCTGCTGGAACAGGCAAAGCCCGCCATCGAGTTCGTTGACCGGTACGTCACGGCAGAGACTGGCTCTAAAGGCTTCCGCCAGGTCGCCAAGCTATTGGGCGTTAATGAATTCAAGTTCCGCGCCTTCCTGGAAGAAAAAGGAATCATGTACAAACTTGGCGGCGAGTGGACTCCATACCAGCAGCACATGGACGCTGGCCGCTTCGTGGTGCGTGCGGGTGTTGCCAAGAATGACCACGCCTACAACGGCGCTAAGTTCACCCCTAAGGGCATCAACTGGGTTGCGGGCAAATGGGCCGTCAACGAGCTTCAAGGTGATCTGCAATGAGTCTGATGTTAATGGCCAAGGCCTTCGGCATCAACGCAGGCACCGCTGGCAGAAAGCTGGTACTGCTTAAGCTGGCAGACAACGCCAATGACCAGGGCGAGTGCTGGCCGTCCTATCAGCACATCGCTGACCAGTGTGAGATGAGCAAGCGCAGCGCCATGAACCACATCGATGCCCTGTGCGTTGACGGCCTGATTGAGAAGCGCAGTCGCAAGGGGCCGAAAGGTAATAGCACCAACGTTTATATCGTGACATTAGGTGGTGAAAAATCTGCACCCCCTAGTGAAAAAACTGCACTAGGTGGTGAAACGGTTGCGCCACATAGTGAAATGGTTGCACTACCCCCTAGTGCAGAATCTGCACCCGGAATCAGTCACTCTTTTGAATCTGTCAGTGAACCAGTCAATGAATCTAAAGACTCTGTCGGGCAACCCGACGTGGCGGTAGATGCCGTCGCATTTCGTGCGATCGCGTACCTGAATTACAAGGCCGGTCGCAACTTCAAAGTCGTGCCAACCAGCACAAAGCTCATCCGTGCCAGGGCGAAGGAAGGCGCCACGATGGCGGACTTCAAAGCGGTGATCGATCGCAAGTGCGCAGAGTGGCTGGGCGACCAGAACCGTGAGCAGTACCTGCGGCCCGCCACCCTGTTCAACGCAGAGAAGTTTAATAACTACCTTGGCCAGCTGGGCGCTCCAGTCCCGATGGCAAACAGCAACGGACAACGCAATGGTGCCGGCAATGAAGCAAATTGGGAAAGTAGTCGACAGGCTGATAACGAACTCACCCGACAACTCACCGACCTTGACTACGCGAGGGAGCACTTCTAATGCGCCCACACTCACTCGCGAACAGATCGACAAAACCAACGTTTTCTTTGCCCGTATCGTTACGATTTACGGCGACAGCCGAGCCAGAACGTTGTGGGGCAAGTCCACTGCGCAGCTCAAGGTTATGCGTCGTGAGTGGGCTGGAACGATCAGCCAGCTCTCACTTGAACAGATTGACTGCATATTCAGCCGGCTCAAACATCGCCTTTCTGCCGGCGACCCTGAATACAAGTGGCCGGAAATCCCGCAAATGCTCGCTTTGCTCAATGAGCAAAAAGTCAAAGCCGCGCACCAGATGTTCCAGCCAGGCCTGCCCGAGCCCGCTTGGCGCTCAGCTCAGCGCCGTGTCGTTGGCCGAATCGCAAGCCAAACCGCTGTTGCTGTGTTGCGTGGTGGCGCCTGCTTCGTTGAAGACCGCCCAGGGCCGTGAGGTGACTGCGTGAAAAACTCTATGACCGTTCGCCAGGCCGCCGAGGAATACATTCATGGCCAGGAACTGCTGGCGGAATTCCAAAGCCTTAACAACGCACGCATTGGCGCAAAGTTTGAGTGCAGCATCCCAACGGTTTTAAAGGCTGTAAATGGCCAGCCCAACCTTTTGTCCAGTGAAGACCAGGAGCTTGTCCGCCAGCTGGTAGCCGAACGCAACCGCATCGAGCGCGAATACAAGCGCCGGACTTATGCCGCTTTAAGCCGGTTAACTGGGCATAGCACCGATCGCATCCGCATAGAACTCTATTGCATGGGCTTCCTGACAGAAGGCGCGCCGGCGTGAAGAAAGCCGGCCCCAGTTTCCGCAAGCGTGCCCGGGCCCTCAAGGGCTGCGACACATGCCAAGAAACTGGAACGATCAAAGGCATTTTCCATGAAATGGATTGCTATGACTGCGGCACAGCAGGTCTGGTCGACAAGGAAACCGGCGAAGCTCTTCCCGATGCCGAAGCCAAGCTGCAGTTGCGATTAGAAATACGGCGCTTGAGAGAAGAGAACAACGAACTGCGCCGCCAGCTGCTAGAGCAGGCCAAACAAGACAACGGCCGGGGCTATGGCCCTGGTGGTCAGCGATACCACGGAGATTGATTGTGCTCACACGAAAGACTCAGTTGCGCAGCAAGGCACAGCTCAAGGCCAGATCACCGATGAGGCCCGCCAGCTCCGGGCGTTCAACGCTCAAATCCAAGGCACCTAAGCGGAGTAAAATCAGACTTAGCGCTAAAGATGAGCAATGCCTTGTGCGTGTACCAGGTGTATGCAACGGCAATTCAGCGACCGTGGTGCTGGCTCATCTGAACGGCGCCGGCGTCGGTATGAAAAGCCCCGACTGGCAAGCGGCTTATGCCTGCAGCGCCTGCCACGAATTTCTGGACGGTGGTTATGCAGACAGTGGAATTTGGCGTGAACAGCGCGACCTACTCCACCTGCAGGGCGTGATCCGGACACAGGAACGACTGATTGATAAAGGCT